CTTGGGGGCGCTGGGGTGGTTGCATACTACAACGAGTTCGACGGTTTTGCCGCCGCATGGCTGCGGCAGTTGATCTCGGCTGGCCTCATCGCCCCCGGGGAAGTCGACGAGCGCGATCTATGGGACGTACCGCCAGATGACCTCCGAGGATTCACCCAGATCCACCTGTGCGCCGGAATCGGCGTCTGGTCCTACGCCCTCCGCCGGGCCGGATGGCCAGACGACCGGCCCGTCTGGACCGCCAGCTTCCCGTGCCAGCCTTTCAGCTCGGCAGGCAAGGGAAAAGGGTTTGCTGACGAGCGGCACCTATGGCCCGCCGGGTTCCATCTCATCCGGGAGCTCCGCCCTGCAGTCGTCTTTGGCGAACAGGTATCGAGCCCTGACGGCCTCGGCTGGCTCGACCTTGTACAAGCTGACCTGGAAGGAGAGGGCTACGCCGTCGGGGCGGCGGATACCTGCTCTGCGGGCGTCGGCGCGCCGCATATCCGGCAACGACTCTACTGGGCAGCCGAGCGGCTGGCCGACACCGAACACACCGAGCGGCGGCCCGAACGCGAAGTCGACAACGACCCACACAGGCGGGATGGACCTAGACGGCGCGGCGACACTGGCGGGTTGGCCCACCACCACCACCACCAGGGACTGGAAGGACGGCGGCAACCCGGACGTGAACGTACCGCTGAACGCCCTGCTGGGCCGGGTGGCGTGGCTGGTGGGCTGGCCGACGCCAATGGCGGGCACCCCGGCGCAGAACGGCAACAACGAAGCGGGGAACAACGACAGCAGCCGCAGGACGGTGGCGCTGGCGGGCTGGCCCACGACGCAGAGTCGGGACGGCTCGCACGGAGGCGGTACGTCGGATCGGGCGATGGGCGAGAACCGTCATGGCTCGAACCTGGACGACTTCGTGATGTTAGCGGGCTGGCCGACGCCGATGGCGGGGACACCTGCGCAGAACGGCAACAACGAAGCGGGGAACAACGACAGCAGCCGCAGGACGGTGGCGCTGGCGGGATGGCCGACGACGAGGGAGTCGGACGGCGAGAAGAACGTCAGGACTCTGGGAGGCAGCTTGTCGGAAATCGACCGCAAGGGGTCACCACAAGATCTGGCGCAAGCGGCCTCGATTTGTGGCCCGGCCCGACTAACGGCATCTGGCGAGATGCTGACTGGCTCCTCTGCAGGGATGGAAAGTGGCGGCCAGTTGAACCCGGCACATTCCCGCTGGCTCATGGGGCTACCGCCCGCGTGGGACGCCTGCGCGGCTACGGCAATGCAGTCAATGCCGATGCGGCGCGCGTCTGGATCGAAAGCTACCTCGAGACCTGCACCCCTGCCTGAGAGGCGCCCCATGCCCGCGAGCTTCTGCCATTTCGACTGGGAAACGCGCAGCGACAGCGACCTGCCGACCGTCGGCACGCTGCGCTATGTGCTCGACCCCTCGACCGAACTTTTGCTGCTGAGCTGGGCGATCGACGACGAGCCGGTCAAACTCTGGTGCCCGGACCTCACCGCCGAGCTCGACCCGGAGGTGTGGAAATACGTCTCGTCGCGCATGTGGTGCTACGGCAAGGGACCGGCGATGCGCTACGCCGGCCGCGACTTCCCGCCGCAGAGCGGCTTCCTCGGCACGCCCGCGGCGCTCAAGGACCACCTCTTCCGCCCCGACGGCTACGTGACGGCGTGGAACGCCGCTTTCGACCGCGCCTGCTGGCAGCAGATCGCCACGCCCGACTACGGGTTCCCGAAACTCGACACCGAGCAGGTGCTCGACGTCATGGCCCAGGCGCAGGCGTCGAACCTGCCCGGCTCGCTCGACTGGGCCGGGCGCATGCTCGGCCTCGGCACCAAGACGCTGGGCGGCAAGGCGGTGATGAAACGGTTCGCCGATGCCAACGAGCCGCTGCCGGGCGACCGGCGCGAGATCGCCAGGGCGCCCGACCGCGCCCGGGCGGTCAAGGACGCCATCGACATGTGGGCGCTCTACCTCGACTACAGCCTGCAGGACACCGCGTTGATGCGCGACATCTGGAACGCCACGCGGCCGCTCGACGGCGAGGAATGGCAGGACTACTGGGTGAGCGAGCGCATCAACGACCGCGGCATGCTCGCCGACCTCGACGTCTGCCGCGGCGCCGTGACCTACCGGCAGGAAGAAGCCGACTTCATCGCCGAGGAATGCAAGCGCCTGACGCAGGGCGCCATCACCAAACCGACGCTCACCACCGAAATCAACAAGTGGCTTTACCCGCGGCTGGGCGAGCAGCTCGGCGAGCTGATGGTCAAGGAGCGCGACCCGGAGACCGGGGAGGTAACGCGCCTGAGCGGCGCCAAGGACGTGATGACGCGCCTGCTCGACGAGATCAGGCAGAGCGACGCGCCACCGGAAGACGACGTCGTCGAGTTCATCGAATTGCTGCAGTTCGGCCGCTCGTCGTCGGCGATCAAGTTCCAGAAGATCCTCGACCAGGAAGTCGACGGCCGGCTGACCAACTCCTACGTGTTCAACGGCGCCGGGCAGACCGGCCGCATGAGTTCTCGAGGTGTCCAGATCCACAATCTGGTCCGCGCTACGCTCAGCACTAAAAAGAATCCTAGCCGCGAACTCGACACTCTCGATCTCGTGGCATCTCGGGCGCCGATAGAAGTCCTTCGGAGAGTCCCGCTGTCGGATGAGCCAGACGACATCGAACGCGCGAGTCGGTCGGCAACATCGGTAAACGCGCTCCTGGCACGTCTGCTGCGTCCTACGTTCATCGCGCCAGAGGGGCGCATGCTGGTGTGGGGCGACTGGTCGAACATCGAGGCGCGCGTCACGCCCTGGCTCGCCGACACACGCGCCGCCACGGAAGCGGTGCTCGATGTCGTGCGCGCCAGCGACGCCGACCCGAGCAAGCCGGATATCTACATCTTCAACGCCGAGAGCATCTTCGGCATACCGGCCGACGTGCTCTGGGAGCGCTACCAGAACGGCGATCCTGAGACCAAGGCGATGCGCCAGTCCGGCAAGGTCGCCGTGTTGGCGCTGGGTTTCCTCGGCGGCGTCGGGGCGCTCAAGGCGATGGCGCGCGGCTACGGCATGCGGCTGTCGAACGAAGAAGCGCAGCGCATCGTCACCGGCTGGCGCGAGCGCAACCGCTGGGCCCGCAAGTTCGGCGACAAGTGCGAGGAGGCCGCCTTCGGTGCCATCAACCGCCCGGGCGACATCATGGTGGCCGGCCGCCTCCGCTATCAGTACCTTCCGGGACTGATGGGCGGCACGCTCATCTGCTACCTCCCCGACGGCCGGCCAATCGCCTATCCTAAAGCACGCGTCATAGAAGTCGAGAAGTTCGAGAAGCCGGCCAGGACAATTTCCTACCTCAACGGAATGGGCTATCGTACTGTGTGGCCAGGGATTTTCGTCGAAAATGGCACCCAGGCCGCGGCGGCATCGATCCTGCGCGGCACGCTGCGCCGGCTCGACGAGCGCGAACCCGGCACCGTCGTCGGCGACACGCACGACGAGATCATCGGCGAGGTCGATGAGGCAGACGCGCTGCCCTTTTCCGAGCGCCTGCACGCGACTATGGTTGAGGGATTCGAGTGGTCCGCCGGGTTGCCGCTGGCGGCCGAAGTGGCCGTGGATTGGTACTACCACAAATAGCGTTTATATAACAAGATCAAGGGGTTAGCTGGAATGATCGGGGGCACGGTTCTACGCACAACCAAGCTGGAAACGTTCGTTTCCAGTGTTAGTTGCATGTGGTGGCGCGCATGAGCGTCGAACTGATCGAAGGCGACTGCCGCGAGGCCGTCCGCGAGCTGGCCGACAACAGCATCGACTCCTGCGTCACCGACCCGCCCTACGCCCTCGTCTCGGTACGCAAGCGCTTCGGTTCGCCCACCGCCGCGCCGGCGCAGTTCGGTACCGACGGTGCTTTCTCGCGCGCCTCGCGCGGCTTCATGGGTAAGACTTGGGACACCGGCGACGTCGCGCACGACCCGGCCTTCTGGGCCGAGGTGCTGCGCGTGCTCAAGCCGGGCGCCCATGTGCTCGCCTTCGCTGGCACGCGCACCTACCATCGACTCGCCTGCGCCATCGAGGATGCGGGGTTTGAGATCCGGGATCAGATCGGCTGGGCGTACTCGACCGGATTCCCGAAGTCGCACAACCAGCACGGCGAATGGGAGGGATGGGGCTCGGCGCTGAAACCGGCGTGGGAGCCGATCGTCATGGCGCGCAAGCCGCTCGCCGGCACGATCAAGGGCAACCTGCGCGAGTGGGGCGTCGGG